CAGCGTATGAGGCGATTATCTGCTCGTTGGGTATCAGACTTGCACCAAGCTACGGCAAGACTGTGATGCCAGAGACCAAGGTTGTGGCCAAGCAGGGATATGACATCCTGCTTCAGCGTGCGACTTATCCTCTTGAGAAGCAACTGCCCAACACGATGCCATCTGGCGCAGGCAACAAGCCTTGGCGAGTCTACGACAACCCGTTTGTCAGACCACCATATTTCCCTGTGGACGCTGGTCCAGATGGTCCAATCGAATACAACTAAGGAACAGTCATGCCAACCATCAATCAATTGCCCTTACTCAGCCCGATTTCTAGCGGAGATCAGCTGCCCGTTTATTCGCCTAACAATGGCGATGCTCGCAGAACGTCAATCGGCAGTTTGCTGACTTTCTTTCAACAGAGCTTTGCCTCGCCGACACTATCGGTCAATCTGTTTGTGCCTGGCAACGGATTTAACATCACAGTCCCAACGCCTGTCAGCAACGATCAATGGATGCTCTTGCAGCCTGCTGGCACGCTCGCAACTGGCACGATTACGCTGCCATTGAATACTGGTGTGCCTGATGGTACGACTGTATTGATTACAACCACCCAAGAGATTACATCTTTGACGATTGCTCTGAATGGTGCGTCGGCAATTTACGGTGGCGTATCATTTTTGGGAGCAGGGTCAGCTACAGCAATCAGGTTCTATCAGCCAACAAATTCTTGGTATCAGATTAACGCTGAGACTGTCTTTGCGGCTGGCGTGCAGGCATTCTTAACAAACCCAACGAGTGCTAATCTACGCACAGCAATGACTGACGAGACAGGCACAGGCGTGTTGGTGTTTAACACAACCCCAACGCTTGTCACACCAGTTATCACGAATCCAACTGTAAGCACAGGCACGTTCACAAGCCCAGCATTGGTCACACCAGCAATTGGCGTGGCCACAGGCACAAGCCTGACAGCAACAGGCACGATTGTCTCAACAGGTACGGCTGGAATTGGATATGCAACTGGGTCTGGTGGAACTGTTACGCAGGGTACAAGCCGAACAACTGGCGTGACGCTCAACAAGACAAACGGTTCAATCACTTTGTTTAGCGCAGCGGGAACAACTGTTGCCGCAACATTCACCGTGACAAATAGCACCGTGACCTCAACGGATGTGATTATCTTGAATCAACAATCTGGAACAGACTTGTATGATCTGATGGTCACAAACGTGGCAGGCGGAAGTTTTAAAATAACATTCCGCACCACAGGCGGCACAACCACAGAGCAGCCAGTATTTAACTTCTCTGTTATCAAAGGCGTAACTTCCTAATGGCCACAAAGCCTAAATCCTCGGTCAATGCAGCTGGCAACTATACGAAGCCAACGATGCGAAAGCGTCTTTTTGCGGAGATCAAGGGTGCAGCTGTGCAGGGTACGGCAGCGGGTGAGTGGTCAGCAAGAAAAAGTCAATTGTTAGCAAAAAAGTATAAAGCCAAAGGTGGCGGTTATCGTGACTAAAGTGTGTTCAATGTGCCATATTGAAAAACCTCTTGCTTCATATAGAAGTAGAGGTGGCACAATGACGCATTTATTAAAAAGTCGATGTAATTCATGTTTGTATTCTGAACACAAGCGTTGGGCAGAAGAAAATCCAAGTCGTATCCGTGAATATCGTGATAAAGATAGCTGGACTCTTTCCAAGCGGTGTGCGAGACGAGGTATTACGCCAGAACAGTTGATTGATACTTATGACCGTCAGGAAGAGTGCTGTGCAATTTGTAAAAAAGAAATTGAGTTATCTGAGAGCGCAATAGATCATAATCACGTTACGGGCGAGTTTCGTGGAGTTTTATGTAAGCAATGCAATCGGGCTTTAGGTATGTTCCGTGATAGTCCAACAATCTTACGAAATGCAATTGATTATTTAGAAGATTTTGGCAATTACGGAGATGAAAACAAATGAAAGCAACCCAGAAAAGTCTAAAGGATTGGGGCAGTCAGGATTGGCGCACCAAGTCTGGCAAGAGGTCATCCGAGACGGGTGAGCGTTATCTGCCAGCCAAGGCGATCAAGTCATTGACCCCAGCCGAGTATGCAGCCACCACCAAGGCCAAGCGTGAAGCGACAGCTAAAGGTAAGCAGTTTGCCAAGCAGCCGAAGAAAGTCGCAGCGAAGGTCAAGGCATTCAGATGAAAAGCCCAGCTTACACTCGAAAGGAAGGACAGAACCCCAAGGGTGGCTTAAATGCCAAGGGTCGTGCGAGTGCGAAGGCCGAGGGCATGAATCTGAAGCCTCCTGTTAAATCTGGTGACAATCCCCGTCGAGCAAGTTTCTTGGCTCGTATGGGTGGCAACGAAGGGCCAGAGTACAAAGACGGAAAGCCAACTAGATTGCTGCTAAGTCTTAACGCTTGGGGCGCATCTAGCAAGGCAGACGCACAGGCAAAAGCCAAGAAAATCTCAGCTAGAAACAAGGCTAAGAAATAAATGCAAATCCCAATCCTCAGCGGTATCTTTACTGACAACGGGCCTGACTTTAGAACGTCTTACCCGACCAACCTTGTGCCTGTCCCAACAGCAAGCGGGATCAGCTCTGGGTATTTGCGCCCAGGCGATGGGATCGTTTCTAACGGCACAGGACCAGGCACAGACCGAGGCGGCATAAATTGGCGTGGTGAGCTTTATCGAGTCATGGGGACTAAGCTCGTTGAGATTTCAAGTGCTGGCGTAGTCACCGAGCTTGGAGATGTCGGTGGTCCAGTCGATGAATTGGTGACGTTTGATTACAGTTTCGATTACCTTGGCATCGCCTCTGGTGGCAGACTGTATCTCTGGGATGGCACTCTCCAACAGATTACCGACCCAGATTTGGGCGTAGTGCTGGATTTCGTTTGGGTAGATGGTTACTTTATGACCACCGATGGCGAGTTTTTGGTGGTCACAGAACTGTCAGACCCGTTCGTAGTCAACCCTCTTAAATATGGCAGCTCTGAGGTCGATCCTGACCCTGTGGTGGCATTGCTAAAGCTGAGAAACGAAGTCTATGCTCTAAATAGAAACACCATCGAGGTGTTTGACAACGTGGGCGGTGCTTTATTTCCCTTTGCTCGCATCGATGGCGCACAGATTCAGAAAGGCGTTGTCGGCACATTTGCGTGCTGTGTGTTTCAAGAATCCATTGCTTTTTTAGGTAGTGGACGCAATGAAGCACCAAGCATTTACGTTGGGGCAAACGGCAAAGCCACCAAAATCAGCACGCAAGAGGTCGATGAGATTCTGCTGCAATTCACAGAAGAGCAGCTCGCAACGGTCAAATTAGAGGCACGCAATGACCGAGCGCATCAGCATCTTTATATCCATCTGCCAGACCGAACGCTCGTATTTGATGCCGCAGCCTCGCAAGTTTTGCAGTCTTTTGTATGGTTTACCCTTACATCTACATTAGATGGGTTCTCTCAATATCGAGCAAGAAATCTGGTCTATGCCTATGACAAATGGCTGGTGGGCGATCCACAGTCAAGCAATATTGGCTATTTAGATGACACCATTGGCTCACATTGGGGCGAACAGGTGCGCTGGGAGTTTGGCACGCTGATTGTCTACAACGAAGGCAAGGGGGCGTTATTTCACCAGATGGAGCTTGTCAGCTTGACGGGTCGGGTGGCATTAGGCATCGATCCACAGATAAGCACCAATTACTCGGTTGATGGGCTGTCCTACAGCCAAGAGAAATTTATCTCTGTTGGAACGATTGGAAACACATCTAAGCGGCTGTCTTGGTTTCAACAAGGACACATGAGGAACTTTAGAATCCAGAGGTTCAGAGGTGACAGCGACTCTCATATTTCCTTTGTGCGGCTCGAAGCCAAGATTGAAGGGTTGGCGTACTAATGGCCAAAACATTCAGACCTATTGGACTCACAAGAGATCAGCTTGCTGAATTTCTTAATAATGCAGAGCAAATTAAGCAGTTTGAGAATCTGTTTGCTTTGGCTGAGACGGTTGTTGATACACCGGATGACATTCTAGTTATAAACATTGCAGCAGGAACAGCGCAATCAACAGCCAACGATGCGATTGCTCAATTGGCTGCATTGGCGCAAGAGTCTGCAATATCTAGCGCATTGGCTGAAAATCGAGCAAATGAAGCCTTGGCATTAGTGGACAAGTTGACCAAGACGGTTGAGGGTTTGCAGATGACTCCGCCACCAAGGGAGTTTAAGCGTGCAAGATATGGCTCTTTTTATGACA